TTAAATCCTGCGGGTAAGTTGGAGAGCGTACCCGCATCCAATAATTGACGAAGAGCTGCTGTTGCAGTTCTTGACAAACCACCAATCATATGGATGAGACCGAAGCCGTAGAAACCTAGTCCTGGCAGAAATTTAAAGTGGACAAAGTATTGTATTTTATTTCTCTTCAGATCTCCAATTTCATAATTTCTTTTTATAGATAAAATTTCTGTAGAACCTTCTTCTAAGGTTACAATGTAAGGAAGTTTGATTCCAGATGGTTCACCCGTTTCTTCATTTATATTTTCAAATCCTTCTAAATCTAAATTTACATGACACTCTAACAAGGTATATAAATCTTCGTCTTTTGTTTTTTTAACTCCTTCTAATTCTCTTTCTTTTTTGTCAACTTCAGATTCTTTATCTTGAGCTTGTCCTAATTCTATATCTCTATAAAAACCAGCAACCTGTTGTTTTCTTAATTCGTTTTCAGAAATTTTTACACGATGAATAATCGCTTCCGCATCGTCTAATGAGGTAGCCGTGTACGGAACGATTAAATCATCTGCAGGAACGAACTTTGATACAGCTCGTCCTTCCACTTCATCATAGTAAACTTTTTTAAAAGTTGAACCTGATAAAGGTAAATGGAATAACATAGAATCAAACTCTGGCTCGTATTCTTTCATTTGATCCATGATTTGATAATTCATGAAATCTTTTACACGAGAAGCTTGTTGAACTTTATCTGGAGTTTGTAGTCCTAAGATTTGTGTTCTGACTGGTCCATCAGCTGGGAGTAACTCTTTATAAGCGAGCGCTTGAAACTGAGTAACAGCTTCCGCCAACACCGGGTGAGTCGCGCCAGAAGCGCCTTGAAAAGGTTCTGTTCTTTGATCATATTTAAACCCTAATAAATCTAAACCTTGAGTATAACTTTTTTCCCAATCTTTTCTAGAAGAAACATAATCCATGTACTTTGAATTTAAATCAGAAGACAAAGATGCTAATACTTCATCCGGTAAAAAATCTGCTAAGTTTGCATAATGCTCATCGCCACCTTCAGGTGTTGCAGCAGCCGGATCTAAATCAATGTCAACAGACCCATCTTCATTTTCAGTTATCTCTACGTCATCAGGAGACTCTGAATCTTTTTTAACTTCTTCTAAAACTTCTTCTTTAATTTCCTCTTCACCGGGTAATGAGAATTCTTTTCTAGGCTCGTTAGGTAGAGCCTTGTCTATAGTATCATCTGCCATTTATTTTCTCCAATTTTTAACCTTTATCAGTATTGTCTTTTAAATTCAAGCCCTGAGGCATGGGTCCTGATTCTGGTGGTGGGCCTGATTTTTTTCCAACCATACCTCCTTCTGAAAACATTCCTAATAATCTTAATAATTCTGAAGCTCCTTCTACTCCTAATTCTGCTGCTAATAATTTTGGATTTTCTAAAATAGCTTCAAGGTCTGAGCCTTTATATTTTCTTTTTAAAAAACTCATACCTTGTCTAGCTCCAGAAGCCAGGGAACCAGAACTAAATTCGTCTCTTGATAAAACAGGCACTTCTACACCTTTTGATTTTTCAGACTCTATAAAATCAGAATAATATTTTTCTCTTTCTAAAATAAAGTCTACCGCTTCTTTTCTAGATTTAATCGCACCCGAATCTAAAGCTTTTGATATTAATTCATCCATGGTGTCTTTTAATAATTTAACACCTTCAATATTTCTTCTCATTCCACCAAAGGAACCCTGAACTAATCCATCCGCTCTTTTTTCAAATTCTTCTTTTGTAAAAGGTTTTTGTTTTGGAATTGTACCGTCCTTAAATCTAGGACGTGTAAGATAGGCCATCATCTGTTCATACTCACCTATCTTCATTACATACCCATTAAGTAAGCTAGTCCACCTCCAGCTAATTTAATTGACGGTGCTTCTTTTGGTTTTTTAGTCATCTCGTCCATCATTTCTTCTATTTGAATTATTTCATCGTCAGATAAATCTTTTAAAGGTCTATTAAAAAATTGTCTTGAAAGATTTTCCATTACTGAGTTTCTTTCATCCATAGGATCTGGTGCTGAAGCCATCAAGGAATTTAATCCACCCTCTGCGTTTGGTTTTCTGTCTGTTGGGTCAAATTTTTTCAATACTTCTTCTTCATCTATTTCTTTTTGAATTTTTGCAAGATCATCTGCACTAAATCCTTGAGGTGGTTCTTTAGGCATTTTAATATCAAAGAAACCTTCTTGCTCTATAATTTCAGTTAATGGTTTAGGTCTTCTACCCATTCTATCCATTTCTAGCAATTCTTCTGAAAGATTAGCAACGTCCCCCAAAGAGTCCTGACCAAAAGTTTTTCTAAACACTTCAATTGGATCCATACCTTTTGATAACTCAATTCCTCTTTTCATTAAAATCTCTCTAGCTATTGTTCTTGTAAGAGCGGTGCTGATGTTTGTAGGATTAACTTTTGGAAGACCTGTATCTCCCTCACCTTTTACAATTTTTTCAAGGTCACCCATCGGATTATCTTTTGATAAATTAAATTCGTCTAATGATTCTATACCTTCTCTCATAGGAACCACTTCACCTTTCTTCTTGGTTCCTGATTCAGGCTTCTTGGCTTTTTTGAAAACCCTTTCTATCTGTTTTTTTACTAAAGGAGTTAGTTCAATATCAGACTGTTGTTTAGCAAACTTAAGAGCTTGATCTAATTTTCTAATTCCTCCAGATCTAACTAGATTTGCTAATGATAGTAAAAATTTTGCTAAAGGTCCCATTATTTCTTTTTAAATATTTTATAGCTTTTAAAAACAGCATCTATATCAAGAGGTTTGTTTTTATACTTTTGTAAAAATTTTCTAAAATCTTTTTTAGATTCTCTTAAACCAGGAAAGTCACGTTTAATTGAAGATCCAGTTGAGAATTTTTGTCTATGAAATTTGTTTGCCATTAATAGTATGTCCTCCTCTTTTGTGGCGTTGGTTCATCTTGATAGTCTTCAGGATGCATTACAAATCCGCCTTGTCTAAATCTCATCACTGCTTGTGTCATAGAATCTACCAAGTCATCGTGATCTCCAAAAGGAAAAGCAGCACATTCCTCTATCACTTCTTGAGCAAATTCCATTTCTTTGGGCGCCCATATTCTCCCGGATTCAAACAGCGGAGAAACTGCGTTAACCCTCGTGTGTTTATCGTTACCTTTCGAGGGTGAGAAATTTATAACAGGAATACCCATCTTTCGCAACTCATAAGTTAATGGGAGTCCTGATGCTTTAGACTCAATGATTACGGTTTCAGGCTTCCAGTATCCGTATTGATCTAATGCAATACGACGTAGTTCAGGGAATTCGTAACGACCTTTTATAGCATCTACCAGTATTAAGTGCTGTCCTGAATCTTGATCCGGTGTGAATACACCCCATGTTGTAATTGCAGAAAAGTCTGCAGAAGTTTTTTTCATAAAAGCTGTATCGTAAGATTGTATAATATGTTCTAATTGTGGTATGTCTCCATCCCAGTCTTGCCACCATTCTCTCTTGATTAATGATCCTTCTTCTGCAGTTGGATTCTGCATGTATTGTGCATTCCATTTTGAAAGAGGTATTGAAGCTTTAACTGCTTCTAAATCTTTCAAGTTCCAGTATTCAGGCCACAGGGGTTTACCGGACGGCATAATAGCAGGGAACTCTATTACCTCCCATTGATCAGCTTTAGGTTCTTTTTGTGCAGATATTAATCTACCTGTTAAATCTTTTTCGTTCCAACGAGTCATTACAATTACAATCGTACCACCAGGTTGAAGACGTTGACGTGGACCAGAAGTATACCACTCGTAAGTTCTCTCCAGTGCTGCAGCGTTCATAGCATCTTGTTCAGTATGTGGGTCATCAATAATTAAAAGGTCTGCACCTCTTCCTGTAATTGCAGAGCCAACACCAGCAGCATAATATTCACCGCCTTGTTCTGTTTCCCATTTACCAGCAGCTTGACTATCTTCTTTAAGTCTTGTTTTAAATACTTGTTGATATTCCTGCGAATCAATTAATTGTTTTGCTTTACGACCAAACCTTACAGATAGTTCAGTTGTATTAGTTGATTGAATAATTTTTAATTTAGGATTACGACCCACCATCCATGCAGGTAAAAGATAAGATGCAAACTCAGACTTAGTATGTCTAGGAGCCATATTAATTATAACACGCTTTATTTTTCCATTTGCAATATCATTAAATTTTTTTGCAACACGTTTATGATGGGACCCTTCTACAAAATCAGGCCAAACG